TTTTTCATTCCTTTCATCTTGTCTACCATAGCATTGATCATACCGACCTTTGTGCCAGGGACTTTGATGTTAGATGAGCCTTGAGCAACGCCCTTCTTAGGATCAACTTTTTTTCCGTCACCACCAGGAGCTTTAGCATTTTTTGCTACAGGATCAGGAATCTCAGAAGGATCGCCCATTGACGCCTTCTTAGCTTCATCAAGATCTTGCTCCTGCTCTTGATCAATTTCTTGATCGAGAACTTCAGTTTCCAAGTTCTCTACTTGTTGTTCAGACATTGGATATCCTCCGTATTTAATTTTATTGTATAGTATTTATAATAATTAGAGTTTCGATAGAAAATCACTAAAGATTCTCAATTTCATTTCTTCTAAATCTTTTTTGGGTGTTGCTTTAACTTCTTCTTCGTAATCAGCAATAGTTGCTTCACGAATTACACCGTTCTCCCAAACCCATTCTTTGCCTTCCATAATGCCATTTACAAATGCATCTGGCGCTGATGGATCAGCAACAATATCTGCCGCTGTTGCAAGATAAAAATCTGATTGTACAACTCCAGTTCCATCTCTCGACGGCTTAACTGTACCCATACCCCTTGACGACACACCTAGTTGCCCGCCATCTTTAATCAAAGACTCTACAATTTTACCATACGGAGTCTCTGTCATAATTTTTGCTTTGCCCATAAAGTTAGAACCATCTCTTTCTAACTTTGTGATCATATGAGAAACACGCTCTAAGTTAATAGTTGGTCCTTGTGGATGACCCAACTCACCATATGCGCGGTTCTTTTGAATATATTGTTGATTATATCTTTGAACTTCTTTATCAAGCACATCAGCGGGATACATACGACCATTGCGATTCTTGATATCTCCTTGCATGAAGACACCTTCAATAAACAGATTCTTTTTACCAGACTCTTCGTCAAGCGTTTCTGTTATGTAATTGACTTCTTCGTTTACTTCGCATATTAGTTTCATATTAGTTCCTACTGGTTATCGTAATATGTTTTTGAGAGTTCTCCACGAACCACTGTTTCACCTGCTTTTCTACACTTAACATAGATCTGCTCTGTTACTCCGTCTGGTCTAGTAAAACTTCTCACACCACTAGCAGTTGTTCCGTTTGCATCTGAATATGTGTCAGCCGCAGTAGCGGCATTATCATATTCCCAAATACTATTAGAACCAGTAACTGCTACCCATGCCATATTACTTGCCCTTAAATGCAACGTCCATTAACTTTATGATAGCCGATGGCGATTTTTCAATCGCTATAGCCATCTTCTCTTTATTCTTGTCGTTCAACTTTTTATAAAGTTGTGTCATAGCAGATGCGGTTTGCAAATCAATCAACACACTACTGCCGTTCGCAAACTTAATTTTCTTCGCACCCTTCGACTTTACGATATCTTGGAGTGCGTCTAAGACTTTCCCTCAGAGATATCACCTTCATATTCTTCTTTCTGTACAGTGCCATCAAAGACAAAATTTTGTCCTGGAACTGGAGTGTAATCCGTTTTAGTGACCTGATGCATATTTGCAAATTCTTTCTCGCCAACCGCTTGTGGCTCCAAAGTGTCTTTGTCTTGTTTTGCTTTATTTACAACGTAGTCTTGTGCAATGTTATTTTCAAGAAACGTTTTAAACTTCTGAATCTTCGCCATCGGATTCCCCTTCGTTATTTTCTGGTTCAAAGTCAGCATCGTCTTGCTGTTGAACCTCTACTTCATCTTCTTCGGCTGACATGAACTGAGATGCCACTTCTACTCTTTTTAAGTCTAGATGATCCTTAAGTTTGTTAGCCAACAAATCTCCAATAGCATCTCTAAATTTGCTAGGATCTTGATTGAGCGCAAAATTAACTGCATCTTTAGTTGTGTATTCAGACATATCTTAATCTCCTGTACATATTTATAAAATAATGAAAGTTATGCTTGTTCATCGTCTTCCATGTCTTCATCGGAACCTTCGGCTTCAATTTGCTTATCAATCTCTTCAATTTCTTCTTCGGTCTGATACAAGACATTTTTACGTACCCATTCTTGCGAATAGTATTTTCCAACAAACTCTTCCATGTCACGTATAATATTAATTCTATTCTGTAACACTTCTGCTTCTTTTAACTCAGAGAAGTGGTTATCTTCTTGGAAGTCATAATAGATTTTATTCTTCATTTCTTTCCACTCTTCTTTTGTAATTACTCCTTTTAGAAGCAATTGCTTTTCGAGTAGAGTAGTAAATAGTTCTGCAAATCTCATTCTCAATCTGGATACAAATTTAGAAAACTTAACTTCGTCCCGTGTAATCTCAGAGTTTCTACCAAGATTAAACTATGCTTCAGTTTCCATACGTGAGAATGGCACATTTAATGCTTCGTATAGTTTACGTCTAAAGTACAGCACATCTTCAATTTCGCCAAGATTCTGTCCACCGGGCAACGTTGAGATTTCAGTTCCTTTGCCGCCCTCGCGACGAGGTAGCCAGTAATCTTCAAGCATACGCAACTGATTGAGTGGTTTAATTGCTTTATGTATGTGTGATAATACCATACTGTTCTTTTGGTCTAACAGACCTGAGTGACAATATGCGATAGAGTCTGGTGAAATTTTGACGCCTTGATTACCAGCACTTACGCCTTTAGGCGAATAGATGAAGTATTCATTATAACGTTTCGCGATTACATTCTTATCGTTAACTTGTTGTGCTGTTTTTCTTTTTTCTGCTCTTACTTTTTTAATCTTACGTGGATCAATGAAGCGCAGTTCTTGAATGCCTTCTTTTGTTTTTTGGTCATCAATCATGACATGATAGTAAATACGACCATCGACATACCAGTTCTTAAAGATTTCATATCCTCTAGAACTAAAATTGAGCAAATCTAAAACACTATCAAATTCTTCCGTGATTCTTTTTTTAATGCTCTCACTTAGTCCTTCAACATCATCAAGAATAATATCAACAATATTTTCGTGTGTATCTAATACAATACATTCATTGATAATGTCATCGATTGCTTTTTCGCATTCTGGCTGATATGCCATATCGCGATAACGAGTGATAAGTGCGGCTTCTGTTTTAGCCGTCCCGTCTAGATCAACAGTTGTGCCAAACACTCCGCCTTCACTGACTGTTACAGCGCCATCTAGATTTTCTGGTGGGGCGAATGTTTTAATTGTAGGCTTGTCTTTTTGGGGTTCGTCTTTCCCAATCTTAAAGCCAAATAATTCGATTGCCATAATTGATCCTTTAATATAATTACGGGAGTAATAGTACTATTTATTACTCCCGCACCACGATCATTTCAGATTATACTGCGAGTGAGCCAGTGGTTCCACCGACAACCTGCCAATAATCATATGCCCAAGTACATTGGAAAGTTTCAACTGTATCAGTTGTATCCCAATCAAGAGCAATTGTCTGAATATCTTGTGGATATAAACCGACCATCTCATACACTCTTAAGATGTCACCAGTTTTTCCATAGTGCGTAATCTGCGCAGATGCTTTATACAAATTAGGAGCCGCACCGCCAGCCGCGTTAACGTTTCCTTGATGAGTATTGATAGCATTTGACCACTGCTCAATTGCGTTTCTAATTGCAAAATCTTCGTCGTTGATGATTGTTGTTGTCCAATCAGCAAATGTTCTAGATCCTGCAATCTTGATTTTACGACCAAAATATCCCTGTTCAATAGTACTTAATGTTGATGCGGGAATCTCTGTTGCTCTACACATGAACGGCACTTGAATATCAGCGACACCGTTCACTGGGTTTGTAATTTGCACTTGGAAGAGTGACGGTCTAGCACCGCCACCCTTGAGAGCTCCTGCAAATTCATTTACGTTAAACGCCATTTTCGTTCTCCTGTTTTATATCTATTTATCCCGCACGTCCAACAACTTCGGAGAATTCTACTCCGGTTCTTACTGCGACAAAGTTAAGTTGGATAAAGTTGATAGAACGAGCAGGTTTAATGTAGATATCACCCACGAACTCATTGCGGTCAATCACTTCACCTGTGTTGTTTGTGCCGTCACAAACTACTACAAAGTCAGTAATACCACGTCTACCTTGCACGTCACGCAAGAACGGTTCTACCAAATTCTTAAACTGTGAACGTGTAAACTCATCGTTGAATTCAAAGAGAGTAAACTTAGCCGCTGTCGAAATTGCTCTTTCAAGTACAATAAACAATCTACGAACGTTGATACGATCAAACGCTGAAGGCTTAGTCAACATTGTCTTATCACCGAACAGCACTGTGCCTTGCCCTGGGAATGTTGTAACTGGGTTGACGCCCTTTTTGTAAAGTTGATCTCTATCAGCCTTAGGAGGATTGTAAGCCAACTTAATAACATTCTTGACGTTGCCTCTGTTAAATCCGGCTGGTGAATACCATGGATCACGAGTCAAGTCGGTTTGCACCATAAGACCTGCAGTATCTGCGTTCAGAGGAATGTAACGATATACATCATTGTACTTATCGTACTGATACTTCCATCCAGAATCCATTACACCGTAAGATGATGATGGCAACAAATCACGATATGCAATAATGTCATCTCGCTCTTTACCTTCATATGCATTGTTATTTACAACATCTGCACGTTCTGGTGAAATGATTGCAATACAATCTTTTCTGCTCTCTGCGATAGATTGAATGATGTGTGTTGCAAGAGTCTGTCCTGCGTTACCACCAAGAATCAGTGATACTGAAACATCTTCTGCAGATTTAAACAGATTATATCCTGTAATCTTTTGTGCGCCTGTGATGTTAGTTCCATCGTTGCCGTAAACAAAACTCTTAGTTACTGGCAAAGCATCGCCACTAAACGTTAAGCCAGCCGCGGCTGATCCCGCATTAGTCATATTTGAGTCATGACCTGCCCACCAAACATAACCAGACTGTTGATTAAGAACTTCTTTATAGTAAGTTCCTGCGCCTTGGTCGTCTTTAGCGTCAGATGCTTTTGACAGATTTGCAAATACTTCTAGTACTTGACCCTTAACGCCTGTGATCTTACCATCTTCATCTGCTACTACAACGTGAAGTTCGTCGGCTTGTGCGCCAGCATTGTTTGCATATGCGCTAGTTCCTGGAGCTTGATCAAAATTATTGAAGTATTCCCATCTACGAGTGATACTCGCTGTAGAGCGTGTTACAGTGTTACCGCTGTAGTCTCCAGTAAATGTTACTGTGTTACCAGACAGAGACTTAATTTGCATTTGCTCTTTATCTGGACCAATTAAGAGAATATCTCCTACAACAAACTTAGTCTCACTGTTTGATGTTCCTTCACCGTCGCCATTAAAAACTAAAGTTGGCGTTTGAGTTGTGATACTATAAGAATCAGATACTGATGAAATTGTAGATTCCCATGCCGCTGGTGATTGACACATTGAAAACTTCAATGAGTTACCTAGCTCGCCTGGATATTTTGCGATCAGTTCACCAACACCTGTAATTCCACTACCATAATTTTCTTCGTAATCGTCACTATTTTTTACAAGAGTCTGTTGTGTGTTAGCTGTCGCTGTGATTGCTGTTTTTGCATCAGAAGTGTTAACAACACGAACTGTATACAATTGATTGCCATATGCCAGAAAGTTTGCGGCTGTAAAGAAATCTTCTGCGTTGTCGCTAGTAGGTTTGTGAAAGATGTTGACAAGTCTGTCTTCACTATCCACAAGCACTCTTTGCTCAACGGGTCCCCAACGGAATTGACCTGCAAAAGCACCTTCAACAGTGCTGACTGCAGGTACCACCGTAGTCAGGTCGATTTCGCTTACGTTAACGCCTGGTGATACTTGGAAAGGCATTTTATTTCTCCTTCTCATTAAAGAGTCAATTTTT